GTGAGGATGCAACCCTCGCCCCACGACCTGCTCTCGGCAACGCTCGTGCCAACAAGTATGTCATCAAGAACGCACCACAGATGCGACACCCACAATCAACGGGTGGAAATGTCATCAAGGGTGCTGACCTCTCCCCTGAGTCCCTTGAGCGTGGCTACCGAGCCTACGCCTCAATCCGTGACGAAGAGGCTGTGAAGTCCCTTGTGGAGAAGGAGTGGAATGACCGCTACGAAGCCGAAACGCAACGAGCATTGGAAATCCACAAGTCCAAAGACTTCACTTCCCAAATCGCCTCCCTAAAGGCTGAAATTGACTCCCTCCGCACTGAGAACGCTGAAATCCAAAAGTCAGCCGTTCCTGTGCCTTCCGAGAACGCTGTGCGAGTGTTAATGTATGAAGAATATGCAGCACTTGGAAATGGACTTGACGCATGGCGTGCTTTGGAAGAATTGGGCCAGCGTTCAATGGTTGGAGGAAACCTTTGAGGTGATTGAAAATGAGTGGAAGTCAAGGATATATCCGAACAATTGAGGACATGGAACGCCTGTATTACGGTGCAGGTGCAGGACAGAACGCATGGGCTTACAGTGGCACTGACCTCTTGAAAGCCGATTCACCTCTCGCCTCTTCAACGAGTGGCACTTACCAAGCGATTTTTGGTCGCAAGGTTTGGTCGCAATTGAACCAAGAATTCAACGCTTTCAGCATTCTCCCCAAGAAGCCTTGGGAGAAGAGTGGATGGCGTGTCACCACCGCCAAGCCCGACTTCACGAAGGGTGGCGGTGTTCCTGAGAACGCAACCCTCCCTGAAACCACCAAGCCAACCTTCGCTGAGGTCAGCACCAAGCCAAAGACTGTGGCTCACACCTTTGACCTCACCGAAACCGCCATGTTCCTTGCTGACAAGGATGACGGTCTTGGTGATGCTCGTGCTGTCATCAAAATGGAAATGGCAAAGCACCACACTGAACACATCAACCAAATGCTGTTGAGTGACATTGATACCACCGCAGGAAACGACTTTGAGTCCCTTGACCGTATCACCTCCAATTCCTATGTGGAGGACTACAACACCTTCTCCGATGTGAGTGCTGAATCGGATCACAACATCTATTCGCTCACTCGTGCAGGTCAAACCGCAGGGTCGGCTCAGTGGTATGACGCTCAAGTGGATGCAGGTGCATCAAGTGCCGAGCGTGCATTGTCCCTGAACATCCTTGACGGAATGTTCCGACAAGTGTGGGAAGCAGGTGGTCAGCCAAAGGTCATCCTTACGGGCTACGACACTCTTGAAACCATTCAGCAATTGCTACAACCCCAACAACGCTTCGTTGAAATGAAGCGTGTCGTGCCGGGTGTCAATGGTGTGAAGGGTGTTCCGGGCATTCAGGGTGGCTTCATGGTCGCTACCTACAACGGTGTCCCAATCATCCCCTCCAAAGATGTTCACAAGGAAACGGGCGGTTCTTCTCGCCTCTATTTCCTTGACACCGACTACCTGTGGTTCACCACCGCCAAGCCTACCCTTTACCACGAGAGTGGCATTGAAACGGGCGACCCATTCGGTATCAACCGCTTGGGACAAATGGGAATGTTTCACACGATGGGCGAATTGATTTGTGCTTTCTTCAAGGCAAGCGGTAAAATCCGTGACTTGAGTTGAGGTTAAATAGGAGAAACAAGGAGAGATACACATGGCAAACACGAATTTGACAGGAACGGGCAGTGCAGTAGTATTGGATCAGCGAATGTGGTCGGGGTCGGACAACACCTCAACCGCATGGCTTCAATCCCCAATCGGTTCTAACGCCGCCGCAGGTGCTTTGCACTTGATGGTGGTTGATGTTGTTGTGACGGCAGCATCCACAGCAACCGTTGTGGATTTGGCTGACGCTGACTCCGATGAAGGCTCGCCTGTGGCAATCACGGGTCTTGGAAACGGTGGAACGGTGCTTGAAGTGCTGAGTGTCACCAACCGAAGCGGTGGCAACGAATTGCCTACGCTTGTGCGTGCATCAGGAAGCACTGTTGCTTTCACCACCGCATCAGGAACAGCGGGCGACACCCACCGAGTGACCCTTTTGTATTACGCTTGATTGGGGGTCGTCTTTTGACGATTACCGTTCAATATGTGGGCGACAGACCCTATGTGGAATTCACCGAAGGTGGAGTGACATACGGTTTCAGTCGGCAAAGCATCCGTGAGGACATCCCTCGCCACTTGGCTGAACGATTCAAGGGAGATAACTTCCCTCAATGGTCTGTAAAGGGTCTTGATGAAGAAGTCGTTGCTGAAAAGACAAAGCAAATGGTTGAGGCTATTGAGCCAACCCTTGAGCCTGTCGTGGAAGAAGCACCACAAATCACGGAACAATCGGAGTCCTTTG